CAAGGCGACGCCTTTGAGTTCTACGAATCAATCCGTGGCCTCATGAGCGTTGAACAGCCGTCAGTCTTGGGACGCAACATGAGCTTCCACGGCTACGTATCCACGTTCGCCGCGATCTCTGGAATGATCCGCAAGATCACCCAGGCTTAGTCGAGAGCGGGCTAACCGCTCATGGCTACATACACAGTTACTAACAAGTACCTGATTGACAACTTTGCCGTACTGCAACTCCTGACCCCATCAGAGATTGCAGTCGGCAGTTCAATCACGGTTGCTTCTGTTGACGCAACATTTAACGGCACCTACACGGTGCGCGCGTTGCCACAGTATTTGTTCCTAGGCGTTGATACACAGGGCGACCTGTTGTACGACTACCAGATACCGATTGCTGATCAGGTGCTTTACGCCAAGACCGCAAGCGATGTTGAACGTGTTGCAGCTTCTGGCACCGTTACCTATGAGCCTGTTTGCACGTGGGTTACCGCCGCTCAGGTTATGTCTTACCTTGGCATTACGATCACAAACCCGTCAGACGATTACACGTTGCTCACGCAGTCCGTGTCGGCTGGCAACCAGTTTGCATATCGCAGGCGTCAGGAATCAGGCTATATCGACTCCCTAACGACCTCGCCAGGCGGTGACGCAACATTGGGCACTTTGATGTATTGCGCCGCGCTGTGGCGCTCTAGGGGCTCAATAGAGGCAACCTACGCCACGTTTGATGGCATGGGTTCAGCACCACAGCAAAGCCTGACTCCAATCGTCAAGCAGCTGCTTGGCATCCCACGTCCAGCGGTTGCCTAATGTCGTACACCGACCTGTTCAACGAAGCGATTGATGACGTCACCGCAACGCTGACCGCGGTCTCTGGTCTGCGCGTTGTAAACGACCCAACCAAACTTGTGCCTAATTGCGTGTACTTGGATGCACCAAACTTCACCACGACATTTGGCAACGGCAACATTGTGCGCCTCGAGTTCCCAATCAAAGTAATTGGCTCAGGCCCAGCAGGTCTGCCGGTGCTTCGCTCAATCTTGAGCATCGTGGCAACTGTTCTTGGTTCGTCAATTATTGTCATGGCTGGCCGTCCGTCAAGCCTTGAGATTGGTGGCGCGTTGTATCCGTGCTACGACCTTGATTGCGCTATCCAAGCCCAGACCGCATAATCCACAACTAAGCAACACAAATCATCTACTATCAGATCAGAACTTAAGGAGCACTAATGGCAACTAGCACGTATCTCTCTAACCCAGTCGTCAAGGTCGGCGCCGCAATCGGCTCCATTGTTGACATCACCGATCAGGTGAGCGCAGCAACATTGACTGTGACTGCAGAAGCACTCGAAGACACCGCATTCGGCTCCACGTCACGCACGATGACCGCAGGATTGTTCAGCAACTCATTGACCTTGACCGTTTATGCCAGTTATGCGGCAAGCGAGTCCTATGCAGTTTTGGCGCCACTCCTTGGCACAAAATGCACAATCAAAGTAAACCCAACCAGCGCAGCAGACAGCGCAACTAACCCTGGCTTTATTTTGACAGACACATACCTGTCAAGCATTCCTGTGATTAACGCTTCCCTTGGCGAACTCTCAACCTTTGAGATTGAGTTCCAGGGTGGCACATACAGCGTTGACGTCACCGCATAAATAACGGCTCCAAGCCGACATAGGAGAACAAATGAAAATCAAGTTGCAGTTAAAGCGCACGACCGACAGCGCACCTGAGTATTACTACACAAACCTGTTTGTCATTACCGAATGGGAACGCCTTGAGCGTCGCAACATCCAGCAACTGTCAGCGTCACCGCTGTATTCCGATTATGCGTGTTGGATGCACACGATCTTAAAACTTAAAGGCGAACAGGTTGGCGACAACTGGCGTGAATGGATTAGCAAAAACCCTGACATCGACATTCTGCCGGTACTGGATGAGACAGACCCAAACCCTACGGACGCGGCACCTTCCGCCGCCAACTAGCAGAGGTTCTCGTCGGGGTCGGTTGGTGGCCTAACGACATTCCGTTTGACGCACGCGATCTAGTGACTGTCATTAAAGTGCTTAACGAGCAGAACAAACGGAGATGATGTGAATGAAGTATCGGCAAAGATTGAGGTTGTCGGGCTTAAAGAAGCCTTGAAGACACTTAACAAGATTGACAAATCTTTGCGCCGTGAAATCACAAAAGATTACAAGAAGATTGTTCAGCCTGTTATTGACGATGCCAACGCGCTTGTTCCTACTGGCGTTCCGTTGTCTGGTATGGCGCGCAACTGGTCAACCCGATCAGGCTTCAAGATGTTGCCGTGGGTACCTGGCATGAAACAGAAGATTGCTGCCAAGATCAACACTCGAAATATCAAAGAATACGGCGGAAATAAAAGCAATGTTGGCACGTTCCTTATTCAATGGCAGGGCGCTACTGGCACCATGTTTGACACGTCCAAAGAAGGTGCATTGGGCCGTCAACTAACTGCACGCTATGGAGAGCGTTCGCGAGTAATGTGGAAAGCGTACGTGCAACGCGAAAATGATGTCATGTCCGAGATGGGTCAATTAGTCAAGCGCGTCATGGACGAAGCAAACAGAGAGACCGCGTAATGGCAATTAACATCCCGATCATCAGCGAGTTTGACGGCAAGGGCGTATCTAAGGCCATCAAGCAATTTAAGCAACTTGAGACCACAGGTGAGAAAGCCCAGTTTGCGATCAAAAAGGCTGCCGTACCTGCAGCTGCCGCGCTCGCTGGTTTGGCTGTTGCTTTGGGCGATGCCACACGCGCTGCCATGGAAGACCAGCAAGAGCAGGCTGCGTTAGCGCTTACCTTGCAAAATGTGACTGGCGCTGGCGCTGCACAAACCGCACAGGTAGAGAAACAGATCAGCGCAATGAGTCGAGCGTCTGGCGTTGCTGACACCGAGTATCGCAAAGCGTTAGAAGCACTTGTGCGCGGTACCAAAGATGTTGGCATTGCCATGAACGACATGAACCTTGTCATGGACATCAGCACCGCCACCGGCATGGATTCTGCCAGCGTCGCTGACGCATTGGCTAAGGCTTACCAAGGCAACTTTAAGGCGCTCCGATCTTTGAGCCCAGAGATGTCAACCATGATTAAAGAAGGCGCAAGCCTTAACGAAGTCATGGACGTGCTAGGCGGAACCTTTGGTGGTGCGACAGCAAAGAACGCTGAAACCGCTGCAGGGAAAATGGCAATCCTCAAAAACTCCATCGGCGAAACCAAAGAGTCAATCGGCGCAGCTCTACTACCCGTGCTCGAGGCTGTGCTACCCGTGCTTAACAAGTTTGCTATGTGGGCTCAAGACAACCCAAAAGCATTTTTGGCTATTGCAGCCGCTATTGGCGCGGTCGCCGCCGCAATCGTTGTCACCAACATTGCTATGGCACTAAACCCGTTCAGCCTGATCGCTGCAGGTATCGCATTGCTAGTAGTTGCTTTAGTTACTGCATACAACAAGTTTGAGTGGTTTCGTGACGGCATTAACGCAATTGTCAACACCGTGATCGGCTTCTTTGCTGGCATGGTCAACGCTGCGATCGGCGCGGTCAACGCAATCATCAGCGCCTACAATTCAATCCCGTTGCTACCAGACATCCCGAAAGCACCAACAGTTCCAGTACCACAACTCGGCGGTCAAGCACCATCCGCTGTCGTTGCTAAGAAGATTCCACGTTTGGCCGAGGGTGGCATTGTTAACTCCCCTACTCTTGCCCTGATCGGTGAAGCAGGCCCAGAAGCCGTTGTTCCGTTAGATCGCATGAATACTGGCGGGGGAGTGACCGTCAACGTCACGGGCGGGCTATCGACTAGCGCCGAAATCGGTCAAGCGGTTGTTAACGCTTTGCGCGCCTACTCGCGGAGTGCAGGGCCTTTGGCTCTGAACATTGCATAATGCCAGGCGTCGCTGTTGTTGATTCAGGCAACTATGACCTGCAGATTGCTACAGGGTTCCAAGTTGACGCGTTTGTTTTAGATGACGCTCTTAAAGGCGTTTTAGATAACACTTCATACGTGTTGGACGGCACGACTGAGTTCGCCAGCGTCATGGACTCGACTGTCAGCATCACAGCCAAACGCGGCAGACGCGACATAGGCGACACGTTTAGCGCCGGCACGATGACGTTCACCATTCAAGATGTGGACGGCATCTTTAACCCGTTTGACGAAAACAGCCCGTATTACGACACGGCCGAGGCAAAGCCTGGACTAGCGCCAATGCGTCAAGTTCGGCTTATTCGATACAGCTCTACAAATGTAGCCGAGTTGCTGTACTCGGGCTATGTAGTGAACTACGACTACAACTTTGCGTTGGGCGGTCTTGACACCGTGACCGTGTATTGCGCTGACCAGTTCTATTTGCTGTCGCAAACCTACCTAGACGAACTAAACGTCACCGCCGAAACATCAGGCGAACGCATAGAAACCGTTCTAGACCTACCAGAAGTTGACTTCCCAGCCTTAGCCCGAGACATCGCCACAGGCACCGTAAACCTTGGCCACGACGCGGCATACACGGTGCCGGCAGGAACAAACGTGCTGCAATACATTGCCCAAATCAACGACACCGCCGAATTCGGGCGCTTGTTCATGTCCCGTGACGGCGTGCTCACATTCCAAAACCGCATTGGCAACACGCTGTCCGCATCGGTAGCTGATTTCCATGATGACGGCACCGAATACAAATACAACGGCGTAGGCATCTCATTTGAGGCTGATGCAGTAGTCAACCGCGTAGTCGTAACAGGCTTGAATGGCAACACCGCAACGGCAACGGACGCAGGCTCAATCGCTACGTATTTCATTCAAACCGACAGCATCACGAACAGCCTGCTACACGAACAACCATCTATTGACACCGCGGCGTCTTACCTGCTTAACCCTGAACCCGAGGCACGGTACACCAGCGTTGAAACCGCATTTCTTATGCTGACCACAGCCCAAAAGGACACCTTGGCAACCTTAGAAATTGGCGACACCATTACCGTAGAAAAGACATTCCCAAGCGGTGCCGGCACGACCCAGTTGGCCCAAGAGCTGTCTGTTGAAGGCATTGAGCATTATTTGGACTTCAGCACAGGCCACAGGGTGCTGTACTCAACCGCGCCAACAACCATTGTTTACGAGTTGATCTTGGATGACGCGGTGTATGGCACACTCGACGCAGAGAATGTTTTAGGATAAGGAGCACTTATGGGAGCAAACGCACAAATTGAGGTTCCAGCCTTTACCGCTGGACAGGTTCTTACAGCTGCGGAAATGACGCAGATCAACACAGGCGTACCAGTTTTCGCTACCACAACAACCCGTGACGCCGCGTTTGGTGGCGCAGGAGAAAAGGTACTTGCCGAGGGCCAGTTCGCTTACATTGAAGCAACTAATACAACGCAGTATTACGACGGCGCAGCATGGGTTGCGGTTGGCGCTAGCGGATTGACATTTATAAACGGCGCGTCATTTACAGGCGTTGCAACTGTTGATAGTCCGCAAAACACATTCACTAGCACTTACGCAAACTATTTGGTCATTGTTGATGTTCAGACGTTTGCAAGTTCTGCCGCGCTTTATTGGCGTTTTGCTACAACTGGAACACCAATCACAACAGGTTACGACTGGGCAGGAATAAGTATTAGAAGTTCAGGCACAACCTTTCCAGGCGGCGCATCAAACGCAGCTCAATTTTATGTTGGCGACTGCGGAAATGTTGAGTATTCGTCGTTTGCATTTACCGTAATAAATCCAGAAATTACAGCGCGTAACAGCAAGTTGATTTGGGCTGGCCCACACTCCGACGCAACATATCTTTACCACACTACGGCAGGCGGTAGAAACCTGACAGCTGCAAAGCACGACGGATTTAGATTGTTTAATAGCGGCGGTGTAAACATGACAGGAAGTTACAAGGTTTATGGCTACTCAAATTCCTAAAATTCAAATTGGTGATCTAGTTCGGGACATGACCGATGAAGAAATTGCTGAATTAAATGCTGACAAAGCCGCTTACAAAGAACAGCAAAAAGAAGTAGCTGCCAAAGCAAAAGCCAAAGCCGACGTCATAGCCAAACTTGGACTTACTGCCGAAGAAGTGGCTGCACTACTGTCCTAATGCGTTGGCGTTACCTTATCGGCTATGTCGCGCTTATCGCAGTCGTCTTGTGGGGATGTTCCGGATGTGCTGACAGGACTCGAATGAACTGCATTAGAACAAAAAACCAAGCGGTAACGCTCACCACAGAGCTCCAAGTTGGCGGTGGTCGCTGTGGCTAGATACACCAACGACGAAATCAAAGCACGACTCATCCTTGTCGTCGGCATCGGTCTCACATGCGCTTTCGTCGGCTCAATCTTTACCTTGCTTTATGGTCTGCTCTTCGTGACTCAGCCACTTGAGCAAGCACCAAATGACGCAGAAGCTTTCTCAGTCCTGAACCCAATGCTCATGACACTCTCTGGCGGTCTAATAGGATTACTTGCATCAAACGGATTAAAGAACAAAACAAAGGACGGTCGTGATGAAGGCTAAAGACAAAGCAATGCTTGCAAGTTACCTACGCTCAGTCGTGGGCGCGCTTATTGCCGTTTACTCAACAGGCACCACAGACCCACGTGACTTCGGCAAAGGCGCAATCGCAGCAATCATCCCACCACTATTGCGCTGGGTAAACCCTAAAGACGCAGGCTTCGGGCGTGTCAATAGCGAAGGCTAAGCCTGGCGTGCCAAACGCACGCGACTACATAGGCAACGCCGACGGTGCATCACCAGCACCACGAGCCGGCATGAACGAATGGATAAAGCAAGCAATCGCTGCATCAAATGGCGCGCTTTGGAACAACGGGTCTTGGGGTCAACGTGACATGCGCGGGAAGCCAGGTTCATTGTCGGTGCACGCAACTGGCAGAGCTGTTGATCTGTCGTATCGCAAAAGCGAAAAGAACCCAAAAGCAGGCCGTAAAGAAGCGCTGGTCTTTATCGACAAACTGGTTGCTAATGCCAACGATCTTGGTCTGCAATGTATTTTGGATTACTACCCAGAACCACAAGGTCGAGCATGGCGTTGCGATCGGTACGCATGGCTCAAATATGACAAGCCAACAATCCACGGCGCGCCAGGTGGCGACTGGTTCCACATTGAAATCACACCACAGGCCGCCGACTCGGTGATCTGGGTTAAAGCCGCATTCTTAAAGGTGTTCGGGGAAATCCCACCCAAGGACACACCTATCCCCTAAGGTCGAATTACCGACAAAAGGACAGGCGATGACTGAACCACAGATAGTTGACTACAGCGTCTATATAGGCGTGATGGATAACGGTCAAGAAATTCTGGTGCAAATCTTCACAGACCCCGACTCGGGCAAATACTTACAAGGACAAATCGCATTCAGATCGCACGCTTCATCTTGGGGCGTGCCCATACCTTTGGAGAAAAGATGAACTATTTAGCAGAGAAAATCATTGGGCTAGTGCTTTGTACGGTCTTTGGGGTTACGGCGCTCACAGGGGCTCCTAGCGCGTCTAGCGACCCATCTGGCACCATTGCCCTAGCGCCAATAAGCGTCCAGCCATACCTGATTGAGCCGACCACAACGACCAGCTCCACGATCTACATTGACCCCTACACGACCGCTTGTGAGCAGTTCAGCGCGCTTGCCGTCAACCTTGGCTGGCCTGCAGATCAACGCACCGTGCTCGAATCTGTGATGTGGCGTGAATCAAATTGCACACCAAACGCATACAACAGCAAAGACCCAAACGGCGGGTCGCGTGGCCTTATGCAGATCAACGGATTTTGGACACCGTGGCTTACTGATGCCGGCATTATTACCGAGGCAGAAAACTTGTTACAGGCTGATGTTAATTTGCGCGCAGCGTTAGCAATTTACAATTACGGCGTAGAACGTCACAATTACGGCTGGGGGCCATGGAGTGCAACAAAATGAGTGAAGGTGTGGCATGGAATCAAGGCGAACTATCAGAAGAAACCCGACGAATGGTAATGGAGCAAATGATGACAAC